ATCATGAGTGTCAGAAGAAGCTGTAACTCCTGTAAGACAGCCAATTGTATAATCAGCATTTAATATAGTTAGTGTATTATTAATACTAACAACACGAGTGTTAATATCACAAATAGCTCTTACAATTCCTGAAATTATTGTAGGAAGTGTAAAAGTACTACCTGCAGGTAAAAATGTCTGCATGTAGTTACATAAAAAAGTAGGGTTTATACTAATGTTTATACCAGATCCATTCAAGAAAGAAATGACTTTTTCTATCAAAGCAATCTCTACTTGGTATAAAGAATCACCAGCATCAATGCCCACTGAGGCATACGTAACTCCTGTATATCTGACACACTTATCAGATACTATATCAACACAACCATTGTAGCAACTTTCGCAAGACATATTATAATTTATTTATTAATTAGAATTTTAACCCTGCTTATAACTTGAGAGGTAGTGGGAAGACCACACACCATAGCATAATCTGGATTACAAGATCTATATTCTAATATACGTTTGTAATTTAGTAAATCTCCTATTACATCTCCAGGGATGTATGTATTAGTAGAGAAGGAGATATTGTTATATTCAATATTTGCCCAATATGTCAACCTTGCATCAATTTGTGCAAGAGTGGCTGGGATACTACCATTTATTACACAATCTGTCAATCTTGGTGTAAGCATCTTTTAATCTTTTTAGAGCATTTTTTGCTTTGTTGTGACAAGCTGAACATAGGCCATTAATCAACTGACAGCCACATCCAACTTTCATGCCACATCCTCTACAGTTTGCCATATTAGTAGAAATTAATTATATAGTTGTTTCCTGTACAACCACATTGGTTAGCAATAAAATAGTCAAGTTGTCTATTAGCTTGATTGTACAATCTGTTAGCTGCATCAATTGCACAGTTGTTAGCTGCTGCTATAGATCCTTGAATCATATAATATACACTATTTAATACCACCTTAGCTTGGGTTCTGATAGCTGAATCACATTCCATCATATCAAGTTTCATAAAAGCACTATCAAACTTTTCCTGAATAGCATTTGTACGCATTATGTTTTTTTCTACATAATTAGTATTTGCTGGAGCCACTGAATATTTTAAAAAATATACACCATCAGGTAATGGAGAAATAGCAGGAAAAGCAGTTAAACCCAATATAATTGAGTTATAAGTATTTATTTGTTGAACATTGAAAGGAATAGCTACAGGAACAGTATAACCAGGCACAGTTATTTGCATAGTTGGAGAACTAACACTTGGTGGATTTGTATTATACACAGACGTATCAGCTATTGCTAATGTGCTAGTATCATAAGTGTTAATTACTAAAAAATCTAATGTCATGATTTATATAATAAAAATGCCAGAGGATTTGAGATATCCTCTCACCCTCTGGCATAGGTTAATATGATCTTACCTTAGTTCTTAAGGGATCAAAGTAGTTGTTGTTGAAGTACTAGGCCATACAGTAGTTGTAGTACTAGTTGTAGTGATACAAGATGTATCTCCAGCAACAGTTCCTAAAGCAGCTTCTAATATAGCTTCGATAGCAGTTGTTTGATTGCTAGGAACAGCAATAATCACTGTGCTATCTTCATAGATATAGTCACCCCATTGGTACTCAGATTTATTATACTCATTGAATTTGATATAGTACAAATCATAGATTTGACCATCAGTTACCCAAGACTCAAAGTTCTCGTTGTAACCACCCATTCTGTATAAATGCTTTAAGTAACCAGCTTGGTAGCTATAGAAGTTCTTCTCTAATTGTTGAACTTCAGCAGAAGTACCAACAGGATAGTTAGAACGTTGTCTAATCACTGGAGTAGCAACTCTGTTACAAGGATCATCAACAATGAAATCAGCAGTTGTAGCTGGACCAGAGAAGATGAAAGTTCTGAAGTAGAATCTGTCATACTCCCAAGGGAATGCAGCAACGTCACAAGGCTGGCCATATTTAGTCAATGGTTTACCAGTGATACGTAAGAACGCATTTGCATTGTTACCAAGTCTTTGGAATTGGTAAAATTGATTTAAAGTGATGTTATCAGGATTGTTACCTGGAGCATCTAACTCTAAATGATAGATAAGATCATCAATCAATGCAGGCACATCTACATCTGTACAAGGATCGTCACCACATCCAAGACATGGAGCATTAACTGTTACAGAACGAGTGAAACCATTGAAGTACAATGTTTCTAAGTAGCTAGAGAAACCACGTAAAGTTAATGTTACAATCTCACCAGGTTTAACTGTGAAACCAGTTACATCAGTAACTTGATTTACAGCAGTTGCACAACCATTAGACTTGTACCATTCAGTTACGTTTGACTTACAAGCAGCACCAGTTACACATCCAGCAATTTTGTCTGAACGCTTAGAGCCTTGTAAATACGTGTTTGTTCTACCTTGAGCAACATAGAAATAAGGGGCATCAGCGATGTTACTAGATGTAGCAACACTATAGTCATTTAGGAAAATACCTACTTGACCAGCTGTTAAATTCTGTGTAGATCCAGAGCTAGGTAATGTGTTTCCTACTGGTACTACAAAGAGGGTGGTTAATGAAAAATCAGCCATTTTGCTTTATATTTAATTGTGAAAAATTATTCGTTTGTTTGTATTCTATAGATTGAGCTTTGAACAGCACTTTGGTTTTCTGTATACATTGCCAAGTTTTGTACTGTAAGATCCAACAACTCATCTTCTAAGTAAGTCTCAAGTTCACAGTTTTGATCAAAAGAAGGCAAGCCATCTAACATGATATATCCTGTCTTGTTAATGTACACTGGATATCTCATATATGATATGTAAATATCTTTTGGTGTAAATGTACCATCTGTAAATACAGATATCTCGTCAGAGGATAGAAAGTTAAATGTTTCTTGATATTCGAAAGAAGGCTTGTAGTTGTCATTAGTTAGTATAAACTGAATGTCACCATGTTTAGCCAAATCTCTATTTATCCATATCTTTCTATTTGTACATCTTCCTTTGTCTGCTAATATATAACTATCAAGATAGAACATATATTTTGGAGTCAAAACATTAAGACTTGCAAAATACTGATTCAACTGTGCATTCTTTAATGCTAAAGGCAAAGGTTGATTGTTATAGGTGATAACTAAACTTTGAAGGTCTTCATAGCGTTTTTTAAATGCATCCAACCCATAACCAGAGTTTGTACTAGTACCATCAACCTTTTGCTTTATTAGCTTTATCTGAGCTTCGTTAAGTGCTAGAATCTTATCTTCTAGGTTAATTTGTTGATGCTCATTTGTTGATAGTTTATTTAGTTTCTGGTCAATCTTATATAATAAACTATCTACTGGGATCATAATGAGGCTATTTTTTTTCCTTTTAATTTGCCTTCCAAAGTCAATAACTGATCTTGGTTGTCTTCATCTGCAAGGAATTTAACTAAATCATCTTCATCAACTGCTATTTCAAATTCACCTTCAAAAACTCTACCATTAGGTCTCACTCTATAAATTGAATGAGCAACAGCTTGTTTTACTAGGTCTTTGATATGGAGCAAGTTTTCTTTCATATCTGCAAATCTGTTGAACACTTCTATAGGGTTCAAACCTTGATATTTGCCATTCTTGAATTCTGTTTGTTTTAGGAGGTTATCCACCTGATTGTAAACTGCTTCTTCTTTAGAATCATCAGATACTGGAAGACCAAGTAGACGAGCCACTTTCTTCTTCTTCTCAGGAGTCATAGAATCAAACTTAACAATAGCTTTATTAATAAGTTGTTTCTTTTTAAACATCACCTTGTTTTCAATCTCATCATCTGCAACATAATATTGAATGTCTGCAGGGAATTCACCACGCTCCCAAGCTTGATAGCTAGAAGCAATTGTTGGATGAACTCTCAACCATGAGAATGCTAGCTCTTGCAATGGCATTGACAAATCATAATAATTGTCGCCATCCATAAGCTTAACAGGTTGTACGTGTAAGGAATCATCAACAGAAGTTGATAAGCCATAGTTCCAGAACTGAGAACGAGGACCTAAGTCAACACCACCTAATGCTGCTTCTAGCTTGTCTCTTAATTCTGTTACTCTTTCAATCTCCATCTCTCTTTCAAGAGGATCAGAGATTCTTCTGATGTAAGCAGCCTTTGGATCTAAGCCTGTTCTGTACTGACCATCCAATTCTTTATAAGGATATTTAAAAACTCCTGTACCAGGAATTCTTGTGTAGCCTCTTGATGCAAGTCCACCTTGCATTGTTTGTAACTGAGAATTGTTGTAGTCTTTTTTAATAGTAGATATTTTTCCTATCTTGCCCATATGTAGTTGTTTTTATTTGGTTTATTTGCAGATGGTTCCCATCGAAGGGAACACTGTACAGAATTTACTTGTACATGTCCATCTGTGTTAGAAGACTCCCCCACTGGGATGTGGGGGGAACGTCTTCTGATTTTTTTATGCGAAACACCAGAGGTGTCAGTCTAAGAATACTATCCTTAGAGGGGCATTATTAGAATTGAGGAATTTCTTCAATCAATACTGTTCTAGATAAATCTTCAATGAATACATCACAACGATCCTTCATCCAAATCTCATATCCAGGGAACTTGTTCGCAGAACTCATACCTTGAGACTTAGCAAAGCCTAAGTGGTGACGAGTACCATCGATATAACCCCAAGTCATAGAAGGTGCACCCTTCATACGTACTTCACGAATATTATTGATCATAGAACCATCAGACATTGGAGATACATCAAACACCATAAATACTGGAGTTGACTTCTTGTTCTGTCCAAATTCTAAATTTGTTTGAGGAAGGTCTAACTCTTTCAAGTGGATTAATTCAACACGACCAGTCTCACGAGTTACCATTGCATCGAATGCAAAGTTGTAAGTGATGTGTTGTCCTTCTCCTTGCATGTATCTGTTACCAGAATCAGCCATGAAAGTTAAGCCAGAATTCAAAGCATCTGTCTTTAAAGCTTGTTGGAATACGTCAAAGCCAGCTTCATTAGTGTACATTTTAACACGTCTGTCTTTAACATCCACACGTCTGTAGAATAAGTCACCAAATACAGAACGAATTAAGTTCGCAGTGAACTCACCTCTGTTGTACTGTACTAAGTTACCATTGTTACGCATTCTGTGATATACACCAGCAGAAGTACGCTTTAATTCTTGCTTAGAACCATTAGTCTTCACAGTTCCAGGACGAGCCCAGATCATACGCTTAACTTTTAATTCTAACATAGACTTACGCATCCAGAACTCAATAAATGGTTCCCACTTAACATCATTACGAGTTAAAGGTAATTGGTTACGTCTTTGAGGAGCGTATACTAAGATATCCAATGGATTACCTTTTGTATCTCTCATCATCTTATCATCAGCCCACTCAGTGATTTTGTGCTCATAACCATATGCAGAACCTAAAGATTCAAACATTGTGATTTGCTCACCTAAACGAGGAAGACCTAATAAGTCTTGATCGAATTCACCAATTGCAGCATCAACTAATTCTAGTTCGATACCCACTTGTAAGAATGTAGCACTTACGAAATCTACTGTAGGATTGTCACTCACCAAAGTGAAAGTGTATAAGAAACCTACGTTCCAAGGAACAGGATCTTTTACTACGTAGAAACGAGGACCATACTGACGAGTACCTACAGAAATAATTGCATTCTTAGAGAACTCATTAGTATCAATAATCAATTGGAATTCTTGACCATCAATACCAGGTTTGTTTAATTCTAATGTGCTTGTAGGAACATCAATGATTTTTGGGAATTTGTAAGGAACTTGTACTTGCCATTTCCAAGCATCACTGTTGTTATCAATATAGTAAGGAGTAGACTTGTTGATCATGTCTAAGAAGTCATTACTATAAAGAGAACTCTGAGTGTACAAACTGATAATCTTCTTATCATAGTCTGCAGGCTCTGTAGAGTGAAAGCTCTCTAAATGGTTTGCATCAGTTAACTTACCTACTGCACGCTTATCCATAGAAGCGACACGAGCATAAGTAAATCCAGTTAAACCTGGAATTGTTTGAATTGCCATTGTTATACTTTTTTAATTTTTGTTATATAAATTTGTTATTGAAACCAAGAAGAAGTAGGTCTAGCTGACTGTTTAGATTTCACTGAACTCTTCTGGGCTTGTCTGGCAACCTCACCAAATAATTCATTAGACTTTTTGGTGATACCTGTCTTTTGAATAGTAGATAGTGTAGGATCTTTCTCAATGATTTTCATCAATAGAGCAAGTTTGACCTTCTTCTCATGATTCTCAGGACGTTTCAGCTCCAGTATAGTACGATCAAAGTCTGTGAGAGTTTCTCCAGATGCTGTCTTGTACTTGTCTGTTACTAGGAAATCTTGTAGTTCACCAGCTAATTTAGGGTTAATTGGTATGCCATCAAATTCTTTAGCTTTAATCTTCTCTTGTAAAACATTGTTTACATTCTGTAAGTATTGTTGCTTGATGGCTTGTTGCTGTTGTAATTGAGCTTGTTTATCTTGCTCTAATTGTTGAAGCTTTGACGCTTCCTTTTTTATCAAGACTTTGTGGTGTTTAGCAGCAACAGTTTCTAAGTCACCATAATTTTTAAGTCTTTCAATCTCTGTTGTAACATCTTCAGGCTCAAATCCTTGATCTGTCAATGCTTGTTTAATAACAGCAACTTGATTACTCTCATCGCTTAAATCCATATCAGAGAAAGATTGGATTTGATTATATGCACTAAAGTAGTCTTTTGGACTAACTCCTTTTACAAATATGGCATCAAATGCTTCTTGATAATCTTCTCCAAACTGACCAATGAAGTTGTTTACTATTTCAATAGCTCCCTTTTTCTTCTCTGCTTGGAACTTTTCCAAGAAAGCTTCAGGGCTATCAATAACTGTTTCTTCTTCATCTTCGTCTTGTGAAAAGACACCTAGTTTTAAAAGATCTTTTGATAAAGCTTCGAATTGGTTAGGAACTGCTTCTTCACCATCTTCACCATCTTCATTACTATCTTCTTGATTATCAGCACCTTTTGCAACTGGTTTTTTATCTGTTGCAGGAGCGTCATCATCTTCTTCAGCATCTTCATCATCTTCATCTCCATATAAGAAACTTTGAATGTCCTTTACAGGAGCTTCTTCTTTCTTATCATCTTCTGGAGCAGGAGCTGATGTAGCTGGTTGTTTAGAAGTAGTTTTCTTTGTGGATGCAGGTGTAGGTTCATCTTTAATATCCTGAATGTCATCAGGGTTAGATGTAGCACTATCAGGAGATAACAAGTCATTTAATAACTCTTGACTTCCCATTCCCATATCCATAGTATCTTGAATACTAAAATTACCCATTTGGGGCATATCTAGATTTTCAGCCATATGTAGTTGAGTTTTAATTGGTTTTGTATGTAAAAGTAAAGTAACTTAAGTTAATAGCAAAGAGAGGAGCCTTTATATTGACCATTATTCAATATAATATAGCATTAATATTTTTTACTCTAATCTAATTTGTTAAGAAAGTTGTCATTTATAAACCTATAACTTCTGATTGGGGCAAGGTCTGTAAGTGTAACTTGTTGAACCTCAACTCCCCATTTCCTAGCTTCCACTCTAACTTTCTTTGTCAAAGTGTTGTCAAGTTCCTGATCTGTACATTCCTCCATGGTCATTGACATAATAACGTTTTTTATTATACTTTGAGACATGTCTGACAATGCATCTTGTGCATCAAATACCTCAAGTAGGAATATCTTTACATCAGCTATCTTGTATTTTACAACTCCCTTGACAACAATGTTTTGTTTGTCCAAGGTGTATAAAGATTGAGCATCAAGACTAAGGGTAGTTGTTACTACATGGTGATCTATCACCTCATCAAACAAAGGAATCTTAAAATGTAGTCCAGGTTCAAGAACACTGTAGAATTTTCCACACCTTAGTAATACAGCTCCTTCATAGTCTCTGACAATAATAACTGGAGTTAGTTGTAACCACCAGTTAGTTATTATCTCAATCAGTTTATCAAACATTATTTAGGTTTTTTAGCAGCTCTACCCTTGGCATTTTCCTTAGCAATAGCTAAATCATTTGCTTGGTTTTCTCTAGCCACTTGTAATTTTTCTCTTTCAACTTCAAGTTTTTGTGAAGCCATCCTATTCTTAGATTGAATATCAGCCATCTTGCTTTGATAATCTTTTATAGCTTTTGATTCCTCTGTAGCTAACTTATTGATTTCCAATACATCAGGAACACCAGAAGCATCTTCATCACTCAATGGTCCCATGTTCTTAGCCTCTGCTGCAATAAGAGCAATTTCTTTTTTATTGATTCTATCAAGCTCAGCTTGATAATTATCATTAGCAATCTTCTCAGCTTGTTGTTGTTGAAGTAATTGCAGTTGAGCTTCAGCTTGTTGCTGTTGTTGGTCTAATTGTTGTTGTTGTTGTTGTAACTTAGTAACTTCCAATTCTTCTTGTCTGCTCTTAAGAGTTTTGAACACCTTCTTCATCTGACGAATAGAGTTAGTGCTATAAAGCTCAATGATGTCATGTAATGAACCACCATTTTGTAGAACAGCTTGAGACAAACCTCTAATTTCATTAAACATTTGCTTATCTTCAGGTCTGTTAGTCAAGAATATTTTTAAATCTCTAAAACGTAAGTCTGAACCATTTACAGAAACAAATGCAGATTCTCCTTCAGAATTTACATAAGAAATAGTAGATTGTGGTTTAGAACTTTCTACATATAAAGCAGCATCAATAATAGATTGATATAATTGACCCATGATATATTCATGAGCTACAAATAAAGGTTCTGTCTGAGCATAAGATTGTGTAATGGCTGCATTGGTTGCTGTAGCTGATTCACTAGCTTGTATAGCACCAAGTCTTTGTCTTGACATACCTATTAATTCCCAACACTCATTCTTAAGTTGTTGTGCTAGAGTGTATCTTGCTTGGATCTCCTGCGTACGTGTAAGGTCTAAGCTAGTGTATTGATTAAATGAGCTTGGGCTCTTTAAGTTTTCTGGACTATCATCCACAAATACTACACCTCTGTTACGAGCTTCCATTTCCCAAATGTCAAGAGCATCTTGAGCATCTCCATCTTTAGGAATAGGAATATGTCTAATAGACATTAACTGAACCTTACCTACTTCCTTCTCAAGTAATTTATATAACTGGTTCATACACACATTATATAAAACTTGGAAAGGCTTCATCATATCTACAAGACTCTTAGCCTCTGTGTTCTTCACTTCAAACGTTTGACCTATGATAGGACAATAAGGTAATAAGTTATAAGGTTTGACATGATAGATATCTGGACCAATTTTAACACCTTGATACCATTGGTTAATCCAACCCCACTCTAAAGACTGTTGTGTAGGAAGCATTCCAGATTTATAGTTTTCATCTACAAGTTGAGACTGTTCATTACCCATCTCATCTAAGTAAATAACTTTACCTATCTTCTTTTTAGAAATCCAATAAGATCTTACTACAACATACTTATAACCAAAAGAGCTTACATTAGATGTAAGTCCTAAGAAGTCCTGAAGACCATCATCATTCTGTTTCATCTCAGACTCAATAATCATTCTAGTCTGTAAGACTAATGGGTCAAATGTATCGTATTGAATAGATTCATTACCAGGAATAGCATTAGGATTGCCCAAGTTAGATTCACGTACATTGATCAATCCATAGTCTTGTAATGAACTACGTAAGTGATCAATCTCATCTTTAG